TTGGTTGGTGTTTAGATTTGTTAATTTGTTCTATAAATTTGTTATATCCTTTTAAGTTGTAAAGTTCTTCTAAGTTTGGCTTCTTACCTGTAGGTTCATATATTGGACTTTCTATTTTTGAAGTATATGTTTCATCTTCTTTTTCTTCATTAATAGGCAAATCTAATCCCCAATCTTCAAGCCTGTCTGTATCCCATTTGTTAGCCAAATTATCCCAATCCCATTCTCCAAAGCCTACATTATCTTTTATAATAAATTCTCTTTGTTGTTGCTCTGTTAATTGGTCCGCTTTTACAATATGCACTTCTTTAAGTCCTGCTTCCTTACAAGCTCTTAATCTCATATTTCCGCCTAGTACAATATTGTCTTTATCTACTACTATTGGTCGAAGCTCTAGCATCTCAGGAAATTCCTTAATTGACCTTACAAGCTTTTTAAACTTATCGTCTTTTATGAATCGTGGGTTGTTAGTATTATTCTTTATTTCTGTTATCTTAACTTTCCGTGTTTGCATTGTCGTAAGTTTCGTAAATTTTCATCATTTTATTGTTTATCTCTCTTAAACAACTTGAACATTGCGTAGCAGTTTGCTTTGCATTGAATATCCTGTTGTAGATGTCTAACATTGCTCTCTGTTCGCTTGGCTTCATTGTTTCGCTTCTTCTAGTGTACCATTCATCTAGCCATTGGTGTTCGTCTTCCTGTAGGCATAAAGGTTGTGTATATCTGAATAAGGCGTTTAGTTTGGCTTTTCGTTCTTCACATCCGCAATCGTCACCTGCGATCCATTTAACAACTTTTTTTATACCTGTTGCTTCTGTAATCTTTTCTATTGTATCTCCTAATCCTTCAGAATTCTTCTTAGTAGTTCGTTTTTTTCTAGGTTTCTTTTCCATTTTGTTTTGTTTATGCTCCACAACTTAGACAGTCGTCTTCGTCTAAGCTTGGATTGTTTTTAATCTCTGGGTTTAATATTAACTTCAATTCGTAAATCTGTTGCAGGGTTTCCATATCTTCAAACATTTCGCCTGTGATTTTTGTCTTTAACCTTTTTATTTCTGCTTTAACATCTTTCTCGTTCATAAAAGTTCGTAGTCTTCGTTTATGTAGTCTTCGTAATCTTCTCCAACGTTTATTTTAATTTCGTTTTTGCAATACTTTAACGTTTGAAATATGCTGCTTGTGCTTATCCGTGTTTCTTTAGATAACTTTCTAATAGACTTTCCCGATTCTCTGTAAAGTTCAAATAGCATTTGGTCGTACCAGTGCCAAGTTTCTACCTCTGAATCTATTTTTTCTATTACTGAAGTAAAAGCTTCTGTTTCTTCAATGTATTCGTATTCTACTCCGATAGGCTTTATTTTATCCAAACTTACAATTTTGTATCTGTTGCGTTCCTTTTGGTAATCTATAAACAAGTTTCTTAAAACAAAGTAAACGTAACTTTTATTTACTTGTCCGTCTTGTCTTAGTATCTTTTCGGGGGTGCAGTACTTGCTTAACTTAATATACATCTCCTGGACAATATCTTCTGCTAGAAATTGTTCGCCTAAAGCACGAACCATTCTTAAATAGTCTTCGTGGTGTTCTGCAACTTTACTAAGCCATTTCATTGATTAGTATTTAAACAAATGTAACGATTAATTTCTAATAGTGTAAAGACGTAGTTTTAAACGAAACGTTGTTAACAAAAAAAAGGATTCAGAAAGCGACTTTTTGGTAGGAGCAGCTAACTAAATCCTTCAAGTAAACAATGTTACGAGCGAAGTAACTTTACAAATATAACAAAAAAAAGCGCACATCTCTGTACGCTTCTCCGAACACACCAAAATATGTTAGAATGGTAAATCGTTTTCTATTTCTTGCTTCGGCAGTTCTCCACCTTGTTCTACTTCTGCTTGATAAGGCAAACTAAATTTAACGCTGAAATATTTCTTTCCTGCCTTAGATTCGTTTAGCCACATAGCTACTTCTTTTTCTTTTCCATCTACTAGACATTTGCCTTTGTAGTCTGGTTGTGAATCCGTTTTTTTGTAGTCGTTCTTGAAAATTGCTCCTGTGTTGTCTTTCTGTTCCATATTTATTTATTTATTGTTTTTCTATACTCTTGATAATTTATACCAAATTTTTTATTTAATTTCTCTTGGCTTACTTTTAAATTTTTAAAAATACTTGTTACACTAATACTTGTTTCCTTAGAAATATACCTTATTGATTTGCCCGATTTATGATAAAGATTAAATAACATTTTATCGTAAAAATGCCAAGTTTCTGTTTCTTCATAAAGAATTTTATCGTTAAATTTTTGTTCCATTATTTATTTATTTGTTTGTAGTTGTATTTTAATATTTTGTTTAATTTTTCTTGTGGTAGACAGTAAGCTGCACCCCATCCTAAATCTAATAATAGTTTTTTATCTATTATAACATCGTACTCTTTCCATCCTGCAAATTTAAAGGTTGGGAAATTGCCTGTCATTAAAGCATATAAATCAACTTTTTTTGCTTCTTTCCCTAGTCTAATTGCTAATCTTCCATTATCATAAACAGTAGTCTTTACATCAACGCTTAATCCGTTATTCAATAAAGCATCGTCATTATTAAAGTAGTTTTTGTTTTGATCAGTAGACGAATCGAAATTAACATCACATAATCTACAGAATGCTAATTCAGCACCAAAACCATTTAAAGACATTATAAAGTTATTCATTGTCTTGTCTTTTTTAATATTGTTTTCAAAGTAACTTCTATCCTGTTTACAAATTTCAGCAGACATATCTTTTATAATTTCTTGGTCTTGGTCAGTAAGTTTTATTTTTGTTCCATAAATTAGCTCCATTTACTTTATTGTTTTACTTAAAATATATGCGCTTAACGTCTTTCGTGTGCGCCTGGCTTTCAATTCTAAAAGCTTCTTTTCTTCTTCACTTACTCTTATGTGAATTACTTTAGTCTTTCGTGTTTTCATTGTTTTGGTTAGTTTATTTCTTTGTTATATTTAATGCTACTTTTTTAGTTTTAAATATATTTCCTCGTACTTTGGTGCGTTGCTTTCTTTCCAATCGCCTTTATATAAGATATACCAAACACATTCTATCATTTTCCAATTTGTTTCTAATCCAAACCAAACAACTTCTTTATTACTTTCTTGTCTTTCAACATAATAAGGTTTTGTAATTCCTTTAGAGTATTCATAAAGTTCCGTTAACTCTAACCAAGTATTTATTTTATGTATTTTCATTTTTAAGTTCATTTTTAATTAACCGCACTAAAATATAACACGGTATATATTTTATTTCGTTCCTCAACAAATCATATACAATTCGTTAAAGTATTAAAGTGTTGTAATATTCACGACATTCTTTTACTCTGTCGTAGATTGCTTTTACTACGTCTTTATCATATCTTACTTCAAACGTTTTGATTCGTTTTTCTGCAGGTATGTTGTCGAAGTTGTGCTGCGCTTCAACGTGCGCCCTTAGTTCTTCGCTTTCATCTATTAGATTTTCTTTCCAATGCGCTCTCCTTACCTCATCTTCTACCATAAGTTCGGGTGTGTTTATCAAGCAATAGCATAACAAGCTTTTACGCTTACCAGTTAAAGCCATATAGCCTTGTAACTGAAGAAAATAAGCAGGATTAGGAATGTCTTCGGCAAAGAATGGAAAGGTTGTAGCATCCCAAGAAGATTTTACGTCTAGGATTATGTCCGTGTTTACGTCTGGCGTTCCTGTTAGAAAATCATTTGTAAAGTGTTCTTCGTTCTTGTACATAAAGCCTAAGTCTAAAACGCTTTCGCATAGTTTTATTCCTTCGTCTTCTACGGCGTTTCCTTTATCCGTGTATTTACTGCTAAACTCTTTACGCTTACCATACATTTCTTCTACTGCAAGTTCCTGTAAGTATGTCTTAGTAGTCTTGCTTAGTGTTTCTGTTTTACTTCGTGAATTGGTCATTATTTTACCAATGGAAGAACAGCGAATCTTCAACATAATTCAAGCGCTTTAGATTGTACATTCGTTAAATCAAACTTTGCTATTAGTTTATCCTTTGTAATCTTACCATCTTGTACTGCTTTTAACGCATCTTTAAAACGTGGTGCAGTTAGCTTTTCTTTTGTTGGAATTTGTTCTCCTGCTGCATCCGTATCGTTGTCCGTGACTAATCCAAGGCAGCTTGAAATGCAGTAACGTCTGAAGTAAGAAACTCCAGAACCGAAAGCTTGATAGTCATTCATTCCTTTTAGTGTTACCTGTGGAATTAAAGTATTGCTTTCTAGTAGTTCTCCGCTTTCAACGTGAAACAAAATAGTGTTTAAGTAGTTTGCTTCTTCGCTTGTGTTGATTAATTGCGTGAATCCTAATCCGTGTTTTTCTAGC